TTAATTGTTGGGATATAATAAGATGGGGGTCTTTGCTGTATTACTTGCGTGGGCGATACGCATATGGCACTTTGTACTATGCTCCCTAGTTATCTTTGGTGCATTGTTTTCAACGAACTTTCACGAGTGCTTCTTTATCTTAATATTACTGCTCTTCATCATCGGCTCACAGCGGGTCTACAAACGCTGTATATTTACAGAGTACGAGAAAGCCGATGGGCTTCCGAGTATGTCTGAAGTCATGAAGAGCATTGTATTATATAATGATTCAACGGTCCCCTTGGCATCGTTTGAACTTATGCTCGGCAACATCTTCGTATTTATACTTGTGTTCCGTATGATATCAATGGCGGTAATACCGTCAAAAATACTCTTCGCTTGACCGTTTATTTCTTTTTAAACACCATCTCCAGCACAAATAGCTGGCTCGGGTTTCGTGCTGGCAATATCTTATACTGTTTAGGATACTGCCTGACCGAATGAAGTAGTCGCACTTCGGACCAGTGCTGATAGTTTGCCTTCTCTTTCGCACTCTTAGATCTAGCATCCTTCCACTCCCGTAAATTCTTATTATGCCACGCAACACCGTAACGGTCCACGCCGTTACCATCGTCCAGCGGCACTAATGCGACTGGGAAATTCTCCCAAATGCCCTTGCGTAGTTTAAGGTCCGGTACTTTAAAACCGTCTAATATTTCCGCAACATTCTTGGAGTTTTTCCGTGTATTGTTTTTTGGCGACGCGGGGCGAGATTTATTATTACGCGTCTTATTACGCTTATTGGCTTCTACAATATTTCCCCATTTTGCATTGCCTTTTAACATTGCCTGGTAAATAGGATCTGTGGCAAGTGCTTCCGCAAGTGCTTTTGATGGAGACTTCGGCGATGACATCCTTCTTAGAATGTACTATGTTTATTTGTGTCGCCAATCGTCCTGCTTTGGTCGCAACAGCTCATATGCTTGGAGTGACTGAATATCGGCTGCCGCTTTCGGTGGTAGCCAACGGTCCTGGAACTGCCGCTGTGTAAGGGACCGGTCCGTATCGGTGGCAAGTTCACGATTGTCCTCGTAGACAGCCGCCTTCATTTCACGTACAATATTACGCGATCCCTCACCTTCCGCATCCAAACGCTGCATATACGGATTCTTCGACATCATCTTCGCTGGAGGGGTAATAGGACCTGGTGGCGGTGCTACACCTAAAGAATCCGATGTTGCCGGACCACGCTCAGGATTTGGTATATATTCCGGTTGGTTACGGTACTGAACCGTATTTGTACGAGATGCAATCGGATTCATATCCATATATGCCGGAGGGCTACGCTCAAGATTGTGTGAGGATACCTGTGTGGGTGGAGTCGCGTGGAAGAAATCCCAAGCACGGCTATTAATCGCATCGCGTGCATTATACTCTCTACGTACTCGTACTACGGGGCAACTTGGTGGTAGAAGTGTAGGGTCGCGAAGACCAGGATAGCCGTACCGCTTTGACCGTTCGTAAGCATCCCATCGGGATTCTGCCGAGTCGCCGTCCATTCTATCATTGGTAATGTTCTTCTATACGAACTATACCGCTTTGAATGCCTCGCGGATATAAGATCTTGTAAGGAGTCTAAACCTTTGACACATTAAATATAATAATAGGAAATGTTTCGCGTAAAGACAAGACGAGTGAAGCGTGCATCATCTCCGTCACCGCTCATTACTCCGTCAGGACCATTAAAGCCGCCGCCCACTGATATTTCAGGGTCTGTTCCGCCTATTGCGGATATATCAGGTGCCTTGCTGGTGGCACCTGCACCTACGACATTAATGGGACGTCTTACAAATTTCTTTGAAGCCGAATCGCACGCTGCGTCCACTACCAAGCCATGGCTGCGTCTGGAGCGTGGACTCCGCCTACAAAAACTACGTACTTTCGCCGAATCGTATCCAGGACTATCGGTAGAAGAAAAGGAGAATCTTAATAAGGCACTTGTTAAGGCAAACGACTCCAAACTTCTCAATACGAAACAACAACTCGTTTATGAGGAGGGAAAGATTCTAAGCATCCGCGGTTTAAAAATAATACGCGATGGAGATCCAACGCACTCGGCATCCTTCAAAATTGAGGTTCACCGATTAACCAAGAAAAGAGGCACAAGTGATGCATAAAAATGTCCACTAATATAGGAATGCCCTACTCCGCATCCATTTTATGGTTGGATTATTGGATATCAGCAGATCCGCCGCTTCTTCTCGATGAGTATGACCTAACCGATTGGATAGATAATGAGATGAATGAGGCGAATAAATTCTTCATTGATAATGCCTTTAAATCTACGCGTGCGAAAAACGACGCAATTCTTATACTCCGTGCGGTTTATTACGAGTATTTTCTGTTTTGCCAAGAGGTCGCATTAAAAAATTTAGAGGCACGTCCTGAAAATGTAAAGCGTCTCAAAGAGTTGCCACAATCCGCACAGAAATCCGCACAATGGCACAATGAAACCCTGGAACTTCTAACAGGTCACGAGTTCGGTAGTGTGGTATACGGAACCGCAAATGGAAAAGGTTTGGTTGCCGCAAAGAAGTGCGGAACGCCGGTAGTAGTGAATGAGCACGAGCAAGCGGCGACGTCGCAGACCGTATATACCTTTGATGCCGAAGGCAAGTTATCAGCGTTCAAATGGGGTTGGCGATTTGAGCCGGTTGTACGTGACCTTTACGAGCGGTGTTTCGCCGAAGGAGAGGTATTTGACGGTTTAGGACGAATTCGGCATCCGTTTCTGCCGCGTTTAGCAGCATCGCCTGATGGTATTATTACCAGCGGACCCCGGTGCGGACGGCTTGTTGAAATCAAGTCGCCCATCACCCGTGAGCTCAATGGTATTATTCCACCTGATTATTACTGCCAAATGCAGCTTCAAGCGGAGGTATGCGATGTGAATGCCGTGGACTACATTGAGATGCGGTTTACGTCTATGATGCTCAAAGATGCAAAGTATTCTGCCGCGGTTTCGGCAAAGAATCCGTGGATGGGCAAAATCATGGTTGTTGCTAAGCCGCCTGTAAAGGTTGCGGTTGAGCGGGAAACGGGGACCGTAATGGAAGATAAGTACGACCTTGAATCGTACGAATACCGCTATAGTCCGCTGTTTCCCTCTAGCACGGCTGGATTTGCCGAATGCTGTGCCTGGGTTCCGAACAATATAGATGGGTTGGTGGTGCTGGAAGAGACGGTGTGGTACGTCTATGACTACTTCACGAAGACGGTTCCACGCAACCGCCGTTGGTGGGCAGAAGTGGGGCAACCGGCGTATGAAGAGTTTTGGCACGAAGTGGAGGCGGCACGTTTGGACGGTCGCTACGGCGAGAAGGCGATGTTTCTATCGGAATCGGATTCTGATTCGGACAAAACGGCGGTGGTTGTGGCTGCCGATGGCGGATGGCTTGGTGTGGATTCCGACTAATCTAATAATTGACAAGTCTAAAGACATTTAACATTTGTATAAGAAATGAGCATTTTTATACAAATTGGCACAAATAATGGTAATGACAAATTTCGCAAACTTGTCCTCAAACATAAGCCACATCGAATTGTTTTAGTAGAACCGAATCCGAATCTTTACGAAACAATTCGTAAAAACTACGAAGGCGTTCCCAATGTTACTATTTTGAACCGAGCAATCTATTACGAAGATAATACACTTGTTGATTTATATATTGGTGCCAAAAACAAAGAATATGGATCATTATCTGATAACGGTGTTGTGTATACAGATGCACAATTTTCACTTGTACCAATGAACGATTGGGGTGATAAATCTGATATGATAAAGATTACAGCAAACAGTATTTGTTTTGATACTCTTTGCTCTATGTTGGATATAACTGAGATTGATTATTTACAAATAGATACAGAAGGGTTTGATACTGAAATCATAGATATGATTGATTTTACAAAATATACTATTCGACAAATACGATTTGAGAAGTGGGAATTTAGTCCTGAAGTATTTACAAAATACAATGGAGATATTGCTAGTAAACTTGGTGTAACAGGAATGTATAACATAGTTAATAAACTTACGAATTTGAAATACAGAATTAATGAAATTAATGATGAGGATGGAAATGATATAGTAGCACACCACAAGTCACTTGAAGAACTTATTAAATTTTATAAAGTTACTTAGCACATTGAGTTCGGCGAGGATAGTTCGTGCCCGCCGCCGGTGTCTGTCCTATTCCCCCCATTGCGGGAGCATAGAACGTACCTATAAACTCGTGGAACGGTGCTGAGCAGGAATCGGGATACTTTCGGGGATAGTTATTTGTGCGTTGTAAGTAATTCCGGGTCTTCTTGAGCACTTCGCCGGCATCGTTCTGGTAACATACCTGCGACGTGGTCTTATCCCAGCCCGCCTCTGCTTCCAATACGCCTAGCGGTTGAATGTGCGGTGCTAAGAGTTTTTCGGTAGAAACGGAGAAAGCGTCACCTGGCGAAAGCTGGTCAGGCTCCGATGCTCCTACCGGCACTTCGCCTTTAAACGTAGCCTCTTTCCAGTCCTTGAACCAGAAACGATTATTGCTTAGATCCTCCGCCTCCTGAAAGCCTTCGTGTAGTCGAAATTTATTGATATTTGACAGCCCTACAAGAGCTACGCCAAAAACAATGAATGAAAATACAAGCCAACCTGTAGCCACCATCTTGTTTAGGGTTGCGGTAAAAAATTGAGTTGTTTGATGCGTCCGAAATCGGCTCACACATTTCGCAACAATGGAACAGAACATGCAAGTTGTGAAGCGCGACGGACACAAAGAGGATGTAGCATTTGAGAAGGTACAGGAGCGTATTACGAAAGCAGCGGTGGGTTTGACCGTCAACCCTACCAAGGTCGCCCAAGGCGTCCTGGCACGTATTGTAGATGGTATCACAACCACCGAACTCGACAATATTACCGCAAGCCTTGCCTACTCCTGGTCCACCATTCATCCCGACTACGCCGACCTTGCCAGCCAGGTTGCTATCAGCAATCACCAAAAGAATACACCCGCTACTATGCTTGCTGTCGTAGAAGTACTAGATGCCGTTTGCGACAAGAAGGGCGAGCCTGCGTCCCTACTTGACCCTGCGTTTGTTACACTCGTCAAGATGAACGCGGACTTGATTGAGTCGCACATTCACTACGACCGTGACTTTCTGCTAGACTACTTCGGACTCAAGACGCTAGAGCGTGCCTACCTACTACGTGATACTAACCGTCGTGTTGTAGAGCGTCCGCAGCACCTATGGATGCGTGTTGCCCTTGGTCTGTGGGGAGGGGATTTGAAGCGTGCATTTGAGACGTATGACCTGATGTCCCAGAAGTTCTATACGCACGCTACGCCTACCCTGTTCAATTCCGGTACCAAGCGTCCTCAGCTTTCGTCCTGTTTCCTACTGGCAATGAAGGACGACTCCATTCGTGGAATCTACGATACGCTACAGGACTGTGCACTTATTAGTCAGTACGGCGGCGGCATCGGTCTCCACATTTCTAACATCCGTGCGACGGGGTCTTTGATTAAGGGCACTGGCGGCATTAGCAACGGCATTGTTCCAATGCTCCGCGTATTCAATAATACGGCACGCTACGTGGACCAGTGCTTTGTTCCTGAGACCCTTATCTACACGGAGAAGGGTCTAAAGAATATTGCGGATGTTGTTCCTGGAGATATGGTTGTCACCAGTGGAACCGTAGAAACGGTGGACGAATTCGGCAAACATTACGGCGGCTCAGATGGCGCTAAGAATTGTGCTGTGGAGCGCCTTGTCACGCACAATTATACCGGTGTGATTCTAGATGTTTACGTTGGTAATGTATGTGTTTCAGTGACGCCGACCCATCCAGTTCTCGCGCAGACACAGGCAAACCCAGATGTGATTGATTATTATCCAGTCGGCGACCTACGTGTAGGCGATAAGATTATTGTGCCGTGTATGTATGATGACCCTATTACGCAGATTGCACGTAGTATTAAAAATATCGTAGAGCGTGACTATAGTGGCACTCTGTACGATTTAGAAGTCAATGAAGTTCACGATTACTACATTGAAGGATTTGGATTTGCACACAATGGCGGCGGCAAGCGCAACGGCTCCTTCGCAATGTACCTAGAGCCTTGGCACGCCGACGTTGAAGACTTCCTGATGATGAAGCGCAATACTGGAAGCGAGGAGGAGCGTGCTCGTGACCTGTTCTACGCACTATGGGTTCCTGACCTCTTTATGGAGCGCGTGGACGCCGGTGGCGACTGGACGCTTTTCTGCCCTAATGAGGCGCCTGGTCTGGCGGATGTTGTCGGTGCCGAGTTCAAGGCGCTCTACGAGCGTTATGAGGCAGAGGGACGCGGACGCAAGACGGTGAAGGCACAGAAGCTATGGTTCACTATCTTGGAGTCGCAGATTGAGACCGGCACGCCTTATATCCTGTACAAGGATGCGGCGAATCTCAAGTCCAACCAGCAGAACCTTGGCGTCATTAAGTCATCCAATCTGTGTACGGAGATTCTGGAGTACTCATCGAAAGACGAGACGGCGGTCTGTAACCTTGCCTCAATGAGCTTACCGGCGTTTGTCCAAGATGGTGCCTTTGATTTCAAACAATTTAGGTCAGTAGTTGGCGTTGTGATTAAGAACCTCAATCGTGTCATTGATATCAACTTCTATCCGATTCCCGAAGCGGAGCGCTCCAATAAGCGTCATCGCCCCGTGGGTCTCGGTGTTCAGGGGTTGGCGGACGTCTTCGCAATGCTCGGACTAGCGTGGGAGTCTGCAGAGGCAGCGCTGCTCAATAAGCGTATCTTCGCCCATATGTACTATGCAGCGGTAGAGTCGTCTTGCGACCTTGCAGCAGCGGAGGGGCGCTATGAGACATTTGTCGGCTCTCCAGCGTGGAAGGGTAAGTTACAGCCCGATCTATGGAATATTAACCCAATTCAAGATGAGGGTCTGGACTGGGATGGGCTTATCAACACTGTGCG